GTCGGTTCACACTCGTCATCGAATGGAGCGATCAAACCCGAGGCGCCGGTGGGGGTCTCAATCACCTGCAGACTGTTGTACAGGACGTCATCCGGAACCAGGATCTCAATCCTCTGGGCCGCATTGTTCAACAGGAATCCCGCACTATTGAGTACGTCTTCGGGCCTGTTGAGCCCCGCTATAGAAACGAGCACAGGGGTGGGGCGCCGCACCTCGTATGTCTGCGTTGAAGGCACCAAAGGTGTTTGGTCATTCAACAACGTGTAGGCTACGACATTCGTGTTTCTGAGCAGGTCCGGTTCAGCCTGAGGAGGCACACCTTCAGACTCGCTCCAGTAATCAGTGTGCGTATGGGCGATGTTCGTACGATGGTGCTCGAAGCTCGCCATGATGTTGCGCTGATTCAATATCTGGTGATGAGGCACAACCCCCAATGCAGACACCGAACGGACGGCCCCGTACCTGACGTAATCCCAGCTAGATTGAGAAAGGTTGGCAGGGTCAAATGCTCCCCACACGATCGAAGGGAGACCGCCAGATAGCACCCGCGCTATCCCTGCCCCACTCGGGGGAAGGTCAAGCGTGTTGTACTCGGCATGGATGAAGGGTTGGGTCACAGCGTCAAAGAAGACTGATACCCCTCCATCTGGGTCTTTCACGATTCGATACCGGTGGGCTGATGACCAATCGGTCTCAACTACTATGCGGTAGTCCACCACAGAAGGCTGGGAGGGGAAGCTGGGGGCCGTCGTAACAGAGGTGGCACCCACAGACGCGATTGTGTACACCCCTTTATTGTCCCCAGTGTCGACCACTACCCGGTCGCCAATCTGGACTCCATTGGTCACAAAATCAGCCTGAGAATCCTGCAACACGTTGCCACTCACAGAGGCGCCTCGGCCAGCTGTCCGAAGAGGCAAATGGTACCCAGTCAAAGAGTTAGGATCATAGCCCTTCCACAACCCCACGTACTTCTTGACCGGATTGACACGCCAGAAGTTAGCGTATGCCCACAACACTGAGGACAATGACTGGACACTCAAGGGCGTGGCAGAACCAAAGGAGACCAGGCCGGTGACTGAAGAGGGAGTCACTGTGAAGTTGCTGTACGGAGTTGCTCCCAAGAAGGTGCCATCCACGAACAAGCTGACCAGGTCTCCGCCTGTGGACTTGACTGCTCGATACGTGTGAAATTCCCCATCTAACCAATCGAATGCGAACTGCCCGCCCGGAACCAGATTGCCGTCTGAATGAAGTTCCACGTAACGCAGTCCCGCAATCTCCGTGAGCTGGATCCCGACTGAGCGGAGGCTGTCGTAAACCGAGGACATCACGCCCGCGAATCCAACCACGTCCGTTGTGTAGCTCAACACCTGGGCACGGAATTCCAAGATGTAGTCCGTGGTTGAACCAACGACACGGTTCGGGGATCCTATGATCTCGTTGTCGTCCAAGAAGTAGACAAGCCCGTCCGAAGTCGTGGTGTCGTCAATCTGGAGGTACTGACCAATCATTGTTGGGGTGGCCCCACCAGATTGACTCCACAGATACGGGGTAAATTGGTTAGGTAAAGCTCTCCCTCCGTAGCTGAACTTGGGGGATGCGGTGTCTGGGAAAAAGCTCAGCTGAATGAGCCGATCCCCATCATCGATTGCTGCCATCACGGCATTCGGGGTGATCCCGTGGGTAAACGTCCGGAGCGCCACGTTGACATCTAGCACTGTGTCAAAGGACTCAGACAACAGTGGCTCGATGCGAGAGTACCCCTTGAAGTCTCCACTGATCAGCCCAGCGCTGGATTCAGACGGTAGGTCCGTGGCACTGGTTGAGTCCAACAGCAGGGACACCCCAGACTGAATGGTCTCTGTGCCGTGGAAGCCGACTGGAGTCCACGGCTGGGACGCTGACTCAGGAGAAGTGGTTCCCTCATATGCCACGAACACCGAGGGGGCTGTCTGAAGAGGGTTGATCGGGATCGCCGTGTAACGAACGAAGCTCCACGTGGACGTGCTTTCAGCAGTCCGGGACAAGGACCCGAAGAAAGCCCCCTGCAGCTCGTTGAAAGGGGCGTTCAGCTCCTCTAGGAAAGGCAGTTCCGCCGGAAGGACTCTCAACGTAGGAACGATGGAGCCGTCCACATAGACATTGATGATGCCAGTGCGCTCTCTGAATACGCGGTAGCTCCTGACAATGGACCAATCCAAATCTGATGGCAACCCAGTGGGGGAACCAGTCCCATCTAGTCCCCCAGTCCATGCAGAAACAGATGACGGATCATTACCGAAACCGGCCTTCAGTATGCCAAACTTTTTGGAGCCATCCTTCAGGAAGCCAATCACAACGGCCTTCTGTCCATCGGAGTAGCCGGCCGATACCCCAGTGAACACCCCCTCTGTGGTTGGCGTAGCATTGATCTTCATGCGCCACGCAATCGCGTAAACGTGAGGGAAGGTCAGATCGAGTTCGTGGGACCAGAAAAGAGGGTCGCCCCCCGGAAATGGACCCGTGGTGTTGTCAACCACCACAAGGTCCGAGCCAACTATGGATGCTAAGCCTGAACCTTTTCGGATCCAAGGGTCTACCGGGTCCAACTCTGGGAGCACCGTACCCTGGTAGTTCACGAACGTTTCCTCCAACGTTCTGGACATCGGAGGGAACGCAATACGATGGTTCGGGGAGTTCAGCAAAAGCAGGCTAGGGTCGTTGAGCCCGACCGAGTAGGCCCTCTCGTACGCACGATACTTCAAGTCGCGTTGCTGTGGTTGCTCGATCTCCGCCCGCATGTCCAAGGCAACAAACGAGGAAGGCTTGACCAACGTGTTGTTGTAGCGGTACTTGTGCCGAGACACGTCGTTGGGACGATTGTTGTCCCGGTTCCAGTTGTTAAGCCGAAACTCCTGTGAGTTCAGTCTGCGGAAGTCCACCACCGGGTTGCAAATCCAAGAATAGTCAATCTCCACGGTATCAGTTGCACTTGGCACCGTGGGAAGAACCACCTGACCCAACAAACCGATCACCGCATCGGGAGTGACAGGGATATTGTTGACGCGCACCACCACGTCTGCCGCATCATCCGCTATCTCACCATTTCTCGGATCGAACAAGGTCCATCCGATCGTTCCATTAGCTACATCGGGGAGAGTAAAGCTGGAGTCCAGCTTCACTACGGTGGCGGACACTCTAGAAGTGATCCGGTAAGTCCCGGCATTCAGGGTCCCGGTCAATGTGATGTAGAGCCCGACGTGCTGAGCAGTGATCACCGCCGTCGGAAGGGTCAGCTGAGTTTGGCTGTTGATGGTAGCAGTGGCTCCACTCTGCAGAGTGAGCGCGGGCTTCGTGATGGGACCGTGGTCCGTGTAAACGGAACGAGACTCCAGCGCGGGGGAGCCAGTGAAAATCGCTTGATTGAATGTTGGATCGATCGGGTTGCCCGCCACATCGTGAGGTGTTCCGCTCGCATTCACTGCCAGGGTATAGGTCCCGGTCCCCATGCCCACCGTGGTCAGCATGACCCTCGACGGTGTGATCGTCTGAACCGTCTTGACCTGTACCGTAGAAGGCCCTGTGATTGTGTACTCGCTCGGAGACAGAAGCGTCGGATCAATGCGCATCGTGTCCGAGAAGTCGATGATTACTTGGCCGGAAGCCAGCTGAGAAGCGGACTGCACTCTTGGCTTGTCCGAGACAGCTGTGAAAGATTGCTGATCGTTGTAAGGGGCGCCCGTGTTGGTTCCCAGGCCGGACACAAACAACGTGTAGGGTGCTCCTGAGGTGGGCTTGTTGATCGTGAGACCTACTCCCTGCAGAGGGGACGTATGGGTCCAGGCTATCTGGCGCTCTTCAGATACAGGGTACTCCCTGTCAAGAATCACCGCCCCATCACCATTGATCCCAACCACCCTAAACGTGAAAGTGGTAGCGGAATCCTGCAACGTGATGTAGTCCCCAATGCTGAAAGGGACTGTCGCCCCTATGGCATAGAACAACCGCGTGTGTGACGGCTGGATGTAGTCCAGGTCCGCTCGCATCCCGGAGGAACCTTGGGCATGCATCGACGTCTGATGCTGTGCCGACAAGCTCGATTGCCCGGCTAGGGTGGCTTGCCCTTGCAACAGCATCCTGGCCTGTCCTTGCATCGCCGAGTTGGCCGTGCTGAGAACATGGGCTAGAGTGGCGTTGGCCGTGAACCCTGAGGACCCCTGAACGATACAGAAAGGGTTGCCCGAGGGCTTCCCGACGAATCCGAACCCAGTCCCGTATGTGGTGAACAGCAATTCGACGGCTTGAACCCCAACAGGAACCGCACCCACGCCCGGCTGCACGCGATAGTGAACCGGATCCGCAGCCCCTCGGAATGCCAGAGGGGTGCTGAATGTCACGGTGAGCAAGGTGCCGTTGCTGTTTACGATCATTGTCACGGATGCAGGAATAGAGAAGGATTCTGCTTGATGAAGCGCTCAAGTGCGCGCCGAGCCCGAGGAGCTACACCAACCTCTTGGGTTCCCGATCTGTGGGAAAAAATATTCTCACGAAGAGCAAACCGGGCTGCAACCTTGAGTGCCAGCCTCATGACCTGCTTGCCGTAAAGGCCAGACAAGGACAGGGCACGCTGCATACGAAACTTAGCGGTTGAGGTCAACTTCTCCGGGGCTCCCATGAACGCCACAAAAGACTCGGCAAAGTCCTCCTTCTCATTCGTCATACCGTAGTCTGATACGATCTCAAGTTTGGCCATGGCCTCATCGACTGCCTTAGCAATCGCTGGGTCACTCTCTGACATCTCAGCTACTGTCTCTGACGGGACACCGTAATCCCCCGCCCAAGTCAGACCAAGCCTATCTGCTATTTGCTCAGCTTTTCGTGTCAAGCGCTCTTGAAAGTCCGGATCCGTTGTCTCCAACCGGAAGTTCTCTTTCATGTACCTCGCCGGATTGGATAGGAAGTCGAACACTGGCTTACCCTCCTTGGTAAGCTTCCATTGCTTAGCCGTGATCAACGGGTTCCCCATCAAAGGGGATCTGAGCCATGCGCCGTATTTGACCTTGGCTGCTCCCTTCAACTTCTTGGCCACACGACCAATGTCCCAGTCGTTGTCCTTCAAGAGGTCGTAGAACTCCAAGCGTTCCGCATGAGTGATCTTGCCGAACAGGTCGTCCTTGATCTTTTTCTTCTCGTTGACCTCAGCCCAACCTTGATCCCAAGCAGCTTTGGCATCGGGCGGAAGAAAATGAAGATGAACGTGATGCCCTACTTCGTGCAGGAACACCTCGTTGACCCACTTCATAAAGCGGCCCTTACCTGCGCCTGCAGCCTTGGCGGACATTTCGATCTCCCGGGCCGCAGGTATGTAATACCCGAAGGTAGTGAAGTTGCCTTGGCCTTCACCCAGAGCAGGCATCAGCCTGACTGTCGTAATGGTCTCCCTCAGGATAGGGGTCACTCCCCTTTTCTTGAACAGCGCCACCACATAGTCGACACCTTCTAGGAGCATGCGGCACTGGACTTCCCCCATGCGCTCTGGGTTTTCAATCTTGAACCCCTGGTAAGAAAAACGTGCTGGTGCGGAGCGGTCCAAAGCCCCCTGAATCTCGGCAGCATAGGCATCCAAAAGCTCAAAGAACTGAGACGGCTCCGCCTTGCCCTCAAGGACCTCCATGACCTTTCGGCCTGGTATCGATTGCATGCTAGGCATCTCGGACAAGTTGAAGCACTCGGTTAGCCATCTCTTGAAAGGGCCGTCCCATATCGGAGCCGTCCCATCGTGTCGAAACGCAAACCTCCCCAGCAGCTCTTCGAACTTCGCTATCTCTTTCTCGGAATCCGGGAGATTGTTCCGGAACTTCTGAGCCTCATCATATTTGCGCTGGAACTGCCTTACTGCATCCATCGCATCCTCAAAGAGACTGGTAGGCTTAGAAGTCATCGCTGTGGTCCTCTCCGGTGACCACTTGATTCACCTTGGTGCCAAGCCGATCTCTGTCTTTGATGCCCTGCCAGTAATGACGAAAGTCGTCATAGTGGTAGATGGACATCTTCCAACGCATGGCGTCCAGAATGCGTCCAATTGTGTCATTGGGGATGTAGGTATCCGTGAAGATGTACCGGATCCGGAACAGCGTGTGAGCTGGCCTGACCAGATCTAAGAGCTGCCTGATCGCAGAGTCCGCCTCGAAGATGTTTGGTGGGAACCCACCCCCGGGAGGAGCGATATAGTCGATGTTGAAGATGAATTCATCCGAGATGTCCAGCCCGCTCGCTCCCTGTCGGACGAGCAAGAAGTCCTCGGTCACCGTCACGTTGCCGGAGAAAAAGAGGTCAACCACATCCTTCATCGACTGTGGCACTGAGCCCTGGAAGTAGATCCGAACCAGATTGAGGAAGAACTGACGAAACTCCTCATCCGAGAATCCAAGATCCGGGAGCT